AGGGCAGTGTCTTTCCAACTTTTGACCGCAATATCCATGTTATTAGTCCGAATGACCACCGACTACCGACAGGTGGTACACACTTTGTAGTTTGGGACTTTGGTTGGGTAGAAGGACACCCGACTGCTATTAACTTTATTACTATAGATGGACAGGGTAAGCGGTGGGTATGGGGTGAAATTCATGGCACTGAAATATCTGTAGAAGATAATATTCAGATGATTAGAATGAAGATGGGCGATAAAAAGCTGACCGCCATTATTGCTGATAGTGCTAGACCTGACCTGATTGATGTAGTCCGTAGCAAGGGATTACCAGTTATAGGAGCACCAAAACGCCAGAACAGTGTACCTGTAGGTATTCAACTGTTAGCCAGTAAGCTGAAGCCAAAGATCCAATTACTTGGTGAACCTGAACCAGATTACTACTTTACCTCTGACTGTAAGCACACCATCTACCAGATGGAGAACTACCGTTACAGGGAGCACAAAGCTGACCAACCATATTCAGAATTACCAGTCAAGATTGATGATGACCACCCTGACGCTATCCGTTACCTTGAGCTATACTTAAAGTATGGTTTAGTAAAGAACACAGGCACTATAAAAAGCGGTCTAAAATTCAATTCTTACGGTTTACCAACTTAACGGTATTAGTGGTAAAATGAGGTTATACAGCCAAATTTTACGCAAAAACAGCTAAAAAGGAACAAAAAACATGGAAAAAACGAAAATAGATGTAGACAAACTTAGCGACTTACAAAAGACTTTGTATCGTGATTATTCAGAAGATTTACAATCGCATGATGACGCTATTGCTGACTTTGACGCATACGAAGCTATGGATATGTCCAAGACGTATGACAGTGTAAGTAGAGAAACTAATAATGGTCTTACTGATAGCATGACCTCTACCATCTATCTTGAACGTGCTGCTCGTGTCGCAGGGCAACTTCCAGATGGTGAAACTAAAGCTATAGGGAGAAAGGATTATGGTAAGGGATTATTCATGGACATCTTGCGAACGAAATGGATTTACCCCAATGCTAATGCTCAACGCTCATTTAAAACCAAAATGTTTATGTGGCAGTATGGCTCAAGCGAATATGGCTATATGCCAATGTATGTGGACTTGAACGTATCACCAAGCGGTTACTTCGGACCAGACTGTTGGATCTGGAACCCCCGAAACTTTATACCTCAAGCTGGCTTTACCACTGTTACAGACATGGACTATTGCCATGCTATAGCTGAAAAGTCCCCTAGTTTTTTTCAAGATATTCTTGATGATGACACTGATGACACTTGGAAGAAAGATAAGATCCGAGAAATTATTGACCAGATTAACAACGCTACCAAAGAAACAGATCCCAAGCGAGATACATTAGGTACACAAAACCGCCAGAAGCAAAGTACCAGACAAGTTAGAATTGCCACTAGATATGAGAGTGGACCAAAAGGACGCTGGATTAGTTTCTTGCCTGACTTTGGCTATGTGATTATCCGTAATGTTAAGAACCCACACCGTAACTCTCGTATTCCTTTTGTTATTAAGCCATGTATCCCTAAGTTTGATAGCTTCTACAACCTTGGAGATTTTGCACGATCTATGCCTATGCAGTTTGCTAATGATGGACTAGACAACTTCTACTTCCAAGGTATTAAGATCAACCTGTTTCCGCCTATTATAATCAACTCTCAAGGAGTTATTAGGCACACGATCCGCCCAGGTGAAGCTGGTAGTGTTTGGGAAGAAACTCAACCTAACTCTATTAATAGGTTAGAAACTAACACTGCAGGACTTTCAACTTACCAAGCTGCTAAAGGTATGGCTAAAGGTGCAGTTCAGTCTATAGCTGGTACTACTGATACTCGTGCTAACGCTGAAAACTCAATGGACCCAGGTATGGGTAAAACCCCTGAAGCCTTGAAGATGATCCAACAGCGTGAAAGCACTAGGGACGGACAAGATAGGGACTTCCTTGAAGAAGCTATGACGGAGTTGATGGACTTGATGTACTCAATGATACCTACTATTACACAGCACATTCCTGTAGATTTATTCTCTGACGAAGTTGAGGAAATAATGAAGTCTGGTTATACAGATCTAGCCGATATCTTTAAGAAGTCTAAGACTGACAAAGTTATGCGTATGCGTATGAGTGAAAGCGGTAATCAGATGAGAATACGCCTGAACCCTGACGCTCTTAAAGGACTTGAATATCGTTTCCAACTTGAAGCTGGTAGCACAAGCAAGAAAACCAAAGAGGGACAACTTGCAGGTATGGTGGACTTCCTTGGCTTTATCGGTAAAATGCCGAACGCTTTACAAGAATACCGAGAAGCTACAGGTAAAACTCTCAATTGGGAGCAAGTCTTTAGCCAGTACGGTAAGTTGGCAGATATTCCTAATATGGAAAGTATGTTTATGGAAGCACCTGCACCAAAAGCACCTGAAGCTGGTGCAACAGATGGTGCAACTCCACCTGAAACCCCACCTGCAGATGGTGGCGGAGCAATATCCCCTGAACAACTAGCTCAAGCTGCTGCTATGCCACCTGAACAAGTTGCTGCTGGCGGTATGCAACCACCTGCAGAAGATCCGTTAGTAGTTAATGGTGTACGATTTACCACCCCTGAAGGTGCAGATAATGCTAGGCAGTTACTAGCAGAAGTAAGTTCATAATAGAAAGGAACAACCCATGCGAACAAATTCGCCAATTAGTGATCCGCAGGTAACACAGTTACCAGTAACACCTAAAGTAGTAAAACCGCCAAAGACAGAGTGGGCTAAATTAGGTGGTGAAAAGAAGTATGCTGAAATAGACAAATATATAGAAGCTCGTAAAGAGTTTTGGCGTATGTACCTACCAGATGGTACTCGTATTCAAGACGTATCTAAAGAAGTTAGAGATCAATGGTGGGCTTGTGCAGCTACTATTATTGGTGAATATGAGGACTTTCAAGCCAAGATAACAACTGAAGTGATATTGAGTAAGCAAAGATGAACGGACCATATCAAGACCCATCAGATAAGTTTTACCAGTGGAAAGGTGTTAAAGGTCCAGAACGCTTGTCGCATGGTATGACCGAAGAAGAAGTTGATGAGAAACTAAAGAATAACCTTAAAGATCATAAATGTAAGTGGACACAACGAGGTAACGAGATCTTTTGTACCACTGGTGCTTATGAGCATGGCATTATGATAGGTACTAAGAAACGCCTAAAAGGTACTGGTAAAGGTGGAGAGCCAATACTGGTGGATTTTGTTTTTGTCAATTAATGGTATTATAAACATAAGGTGTTGTCCTACCATAAATGGATAATAAGTGTCGCCCTACTTCAACGGAGCGAGAAGGAGTACATACTATGGCTAAGAAAGACGAAATTTTAGACCCTGTAGTTGTTGCAGCTTTAATAGAACAACCTGATGAGGACGAAGAAGATAAAAAACTTCGTGAGGATCTATCTAAGCTAGACGAGTTTGCAGATAACGAAGATGACGATAGTGAAGATGATAAGTCTGAAGAAGATGAGGACAAGTCTGATAAAAAGATGATAAATCTGAAGAAGATGACGAAAAACAAATTCAAGATCAAGATCCTAGAAAACCTGTAGATAAAACTCGTAAGGAAAAGCGTGAAGAACGCAAACTAGCTTGGCTCAAATCTATTAAAGAAGGTGGTACTCCTGAAGAAGCTCGTGCTAAAGCTATACAGGCTGATCCTTCCTATAAACCTCTTGATTACAGTACGGCAGAGGAATTTAAGACAGATGAACTTGCTGCAGATCGTGCTAAGTACGGTCAAAACGCATTTGCTCAAGGTGCAAATCTTGAACGACAAATTGCACAGCAAGAACGGTTTTGGGATAAAGTTGAGATGGACGCTCTTAAATGAGGATAATAAAGAAGCCTTTGATGAAGAAAAAACTGCTGATATAAATGACTTTTACCTTAATAGCATTGGTTATAAGGAAACACCCATTTTCAAAGATGGGCTTCCTGTCCATGATCCTGCTACTGGCAAACAAAAAGTATCTATCACAGTCCAGCGATTGGACTTGCCATACGAGAAATTTGTTCGTGGGTTTGTAAGTATGATGGAAGATTGGGCTGATGACGCTCAAGCTGATACCGTTAAGAACATTGTCAAACAAAAATCCAACCAAGGTATACGCCCTGGTGGTACATCTAAGAGAGGGATCGGTGCATTACGACCTGGCGATATTTCTAAAATGACTGACGAAGAATATGAGAAGTACGAGGACGATATTGACCAGAAAATCTTAAAGATGTTATAGTTTCTATAGCTTCTATCAAAAAAAGCAAAACTTAAAAATAAACGGAGAACAAACATTATGGCTAATGTAACAACCACCACTGCTGCAAAAATGATTGCAGAAGTTTGGACCAAGAAAATTGAAAAGCCTTTTTATAAGGGACTTTACTTTGCTGATCTAGTTACACGCAGGGACGAACTCGTTGCTGGCGGTGGAAACAAAATCAACATTCCTTTCCTTTCTACTTACAACGCTAGGGATAAAGCTGCTGATACAGTTGTAACCTATGACGCTGCAACAGAAACGGAAATTGAGCTGACCATTAACAAGCACAAGTACCTTGCCTTCACCATTGAAGATATTGTTAAAGTACAGAGTAACTACAATTTGCAGGAAGCATATCGTGGTGCTCAAACTGAAGCAGTATTGCGAGCTATTGATAGTGATCTTGCAGGGCTTCACGCTTCTGCAGGTACTAACGTAGCTGGTGGTGCAACTGCTGATGACGCTGATATTCTTTCAGTAGTTTTGGCACTTGACCTTGCAAACGTACCGCAAACTGACCGTCATGGTATCGTTGCTGCCAAGGTAATGAACGACCTTCGTGCAGTAAACAAGTACAGTATGTATGACAACACTGGCAAGCCAGGTTTGGCAACAAGTAATAGTTCACTTGTCCCTATGGCATACGGTATGGATCTTCACATGTCTAACAACATTGTTGATGACGCTACCAACACTCACTCATTGTTCTTCCACAAGTCGGCTATCTCTCTAGCTATCCAGCTAAAGCCTACCTACAAAATGGAAGATAGTGTGGACGCTATCGGTTTGAAGTGTGTACTTCACTCCATCTACGGTTTAGCTGTAGAGCGATCTGCTGCCTTTGTAGACCTTGAACGAAACTCTTAATCCTAGCGATATAGAGCAGTTGGCGGATCTGCAAAACCGCCACTAAGTTAAACCTAATAAAAGGAGAAACATCATGGGTAAAGAAGAAAAACGAGAACTGAAGCCAGATGAACTGTTGTATGAACAACGCCTTGCAGATGGTTGGACTACTACTGAATGGGGCGAATTTGTCCCACCTGTAACTGAAATTGACAATAAGACCCCTGCTCCACAGAGTAAGTCTAAGGTTACACAGAATAAGGTAACTATTCCTGCAGTAGCAGTACAAAAGGAGAAATAATTATGCCAAGCCGAGCACAACTAAATCTCCGAGCAAGGGTTGTAGGACTAGATCCTGCAACAATCCAAAATGACAGTGTTTTGGAACAGCGTGTAATAAAGCTGGAAAAGGAAGCTACCACTGTAACTGGTGCAAGTGCAACAACCACACTTACATCAACAGGTGTCGCTGGAAACAACGAAACCTTTACGATTGGTACTAGGGTTTATACCCTGAAAACAGCTTTAACTGCTGGTGGTGCTGTAGCAGATGAAATTCTGATTGGTGCTGCTGCTACCAACACGCTTGATAACATTAAAGACGCTATCAACCGTACTTCTGTAAGCGGTGCTCCTGGCACAACTTATGGATCTGGTACAACAGTAAACGAACAAGTAAGTGCTGGTGCTAAAAACGCTACCACTCTTGTTTTGACAGCATTGTTTCCTTCACTTGGTAACACTATTGTTACGACTGAAACTATGGCTAACTTCGCCTTCACTGGTGGAACATTGGCTTCAGGACTACCAAAAGTTGTTGCTAGTGTAGCTGCAGATGTTGCTGCTGTTGCAGGTGGACAGGTTATCTAGATCTGACTGATCGCTCAATCAAGGCACTCTTAATAGGGTGTCTTTTTTGTTATAATAAGCACGAACACCTAAAAGAAAGGAACAACATGAATATACAACCAATGGGAGATATGCACATCATAAAATTAGATGAACGTCAAGAGAAAACTGCAGGTGGTATTTATTTCAAAGAAGCATGGGAAAGTGCAATTAACAGTGGTACTTTGCAAGGCGGTGGACCAGATACAACTATTAAAGAAGGTACTCACGTTATTATTAATCCGTATGCCTTGCTATCTACAGGTCAAAAAGATATTTACTTAATCAAAGAAGCTGACATTATTGCTACTGTTGCAGATGATATTCCAGAAGGCGAGGTGGTAAATGCCTAGTACTCATAAAGATGTATCTTACTTGCGTAGGAAACCAAAGATTACTGCTCTAGCCGAGCATGGCACTGGACGTTTAACAGATTTATCTGGCAACCATGTTGTCCGTATGGACTGGCACTTAAATGATAATGCTCACAGGGATAAAATCTTCAAGATGACCATTGACGATAAAGTAGTATATCTTGATCTTGAGGAATTGCTTTACTATACAAGGATTATGTTTGTATGAAGTATATTTTATTAACTCAAGGTAAAAAGACTTTAGTTGATGATGTTGATTTTGAGTTATATGGTGATCTTAAATGGCAATATATGAATGGTTATGCTGGTAGAACTACTTATAAAGGTGGTAGTAGAAAAGGTGCAGTTTACGAAACTGAATGGTTACATAGACTAGTTGCACAAACACCTGAAGGTTTAGTTGGCGATCATATTAATGGTAATCCGTTAGATAATCGTAGAAAGAACTTACGAAACTGTACACAAAGACAAAATCTTATGAATACTAGTAAGAAAAACACCAACAAGTCAGGAGTTAAGGGAGTTAGTTACCATAAAAAATCAGGCAAATGGGTTGCACAGATATATGAAAACGGTAAGAAAGTACATCTTGGGGTGTTTGGTAGTATTGAGGAAGCAGGAGAAGTTTATCAAGAAAAAGCTAGATTAGTATTTGGGGAGTTTTCTAGAGTATAATTGGCTTAGAAGAACTACTGTATTACACTAGAATTATGTTTGTGTAAAACAAATAAACAACGGAGAAAACAAATATGGCAAATGTGATATACCCTAAATATAAACAAGCTCTCCTTGAGAACAACGGTACTATTGAACTTGATGGTTCTAACGTAAAAGCAGTGTTAGTAGACGCTGCAGATTATACT